AAATCTTTTTGTCTTTGGTTTGCAATGTAAGCACCGATCTTTTGACCGATTGCTGCCATTGGGTCTGAACCTGCTGCCAATGCAGCAAGATCTCTAGATTCAAAAGCACGACCTCTGTGTAAAATCACACCAACTTGCTTGTCAGTTGAGATTTTGCCGGGTGTTAATGAAGATGAATCTGATAAAACTTCAAAATCTCCGCTCAAGTTTGCAGAGAAAAAAGGTACATTTACGAAATCACCACCCTCAGTAGCATTTAACTCAGCCATAGGTGCAACCACACCGCTTGCAAGAAATGAATCTCTAGCAGTAGTTTGCTCTATGACATATGGGGTAAATACCTCTGGAACGATAATATCACTCCTGAGAACTGCCATTTGTTCAAGAATAAAAAATTAACGGATGTGGGCGTAACCCTATTTGACTTAGCGTAGCCTTGCCTAATATTTACATACTAACGTGTTTTAGCAATTTCTCTCAACTTTTGCCAAGTTTCCTTACCATAAGTTTTATAGATACGACCTTGTTCTGTAATATCTTCGCTTGATTTTAAAAATGGTTTTAACATATCCTCTGAAAAATTATCATTACTAGGCCTTGATATAGGTGCACCACCACCTGATAATTGTCTGTTTTTCAATAAATATGGTTTTTCTTTTTCAAGTTTTGTCTTTACATATTCTTCTACAGGCAATTGCTCGTAGCCATCTACGACAATTGGCTTACCATCTTTAATTTGTATTTGATCTTTTGGAACTAAGTTGTTTAATACAAGTTCTGGGTCATGTGTAATTTCTGATAATGCTTGAAGTGATGGTGCAATAAGTTCAAGTTCTCTATTTCTTGCCTCTAACTTTTGAATTTTCTCTTTATCTTCTGCAGACTTGTCTCGATATTGTTGTTCTAATAAACTTTTTGATTCTTCATACTTGCCTTCTCTTTCTAAATCTTCTTGTTCACGCTTTTGTTTGAAAGCAAGAAGTGCTTCGTAATCTTCTGGCACTTGTTTTTCTGTAGTTGGTTTTTGATTTTTTAATTTACCAATCAATTCGTAGTTTTTTGCTTCTAATTTTTTAACAGATTCCCTTAATTGCTCAAGTTCTGCATTGTTTTCTGGTGGCGTAACCACTTCTTTGTTTTCTTCAGACATAAATAAGTCGTAAACTTAAAGGTATTATAATACTAATACTACCATTTGACTTTTGCAGCCCAAAAAGCTGCAGACATTTTGCCTTTTGCTATATTTTTTGCGTGACGAGCTAAAAAAGATTTCCTTCTTGCCTTTTGTCTTTCTGACTGTGGGTTTTTACCAGCACCTTGAACACCTTGCTGACCAAATCTAATTAATTTAATTTTATCTCCTTCTTTGGCTAGTACTGCATGACTTGAAGTTGGATGATTTGGTGTTCTTTTGGGTTTGTTATACCCACTAAATGTTTCAGATCCACGTTTGACTGTCATTTGCTTCTCTTTCTTGCTTTGTTATATATGTCTTTATCAACTCGTCTTGCAGGTCCACCTCTCATATAACTATTAACACGAGCCATAGACCAAGCAGCCATTGTAACGTTACGACTTCCGCTTGATAAATAAGCACCTTGACCTTTTCTGTAAACAGATGCAAGTTCACCATATGTAAAGCGAGTACCCTCAGCTTTATTTCTTAGTGCTTTTTTTGTTTTTTCGTTTAGTGGACTTCTTCGACTTTTTTGTGGCATCTTGGTCAACCCTTGATTTGATTACTGCAGCAATGTCAATAAATTTGCCTTCTTTATAAAGTTTGGCAGTTCTTTTTATTTCAGCTGCTTTTGCTGATTTGTTTTTGGCACCCCTAAGATATGCTTTTGGAATGCCAGTTTTTTTATCCTTCGGTACTTTTCGTTTTCTTGGCATCTTTTTTGGTGGATTTAACAGGCTTAGTGCCTTGTTTTGCTTCGGCCAATCTCTGACCTAATGATTTACTCATTATTTTTTACCACCCTTTTTTACTTTTTTCTTTTTTCCTTTTGGTTTCATTGAACCGTAGTGTGAAGGCATTGTAATAAAGCAACTAATAATAGTATAACTTTTAAATTGCTTTTGGATATTTTTTTATCAAATCTGTTAAAGATAATTCTGTACCATCATCTCTTAATATTTTACGAAGAGCCTCTCTCGGACTTTTATTTTTTTTATTTATTAAATAATTAAAAAAAGCTTTCTTATTACCCAATGCTTCAGACTGCATATTGGGGTTTCGCTTTAACCAATCAGGATAACTTAAATCCTGTGGTACTCTCCCAATCTCGCTTGGTCTTGTATCTGGAAATCTACGTCTTAAATCTTCATCATCAATAACAGGAACAGTAGTTGATCTGCAATTAAAATGTTGTGGTGGCTCTGGACCTTCTCCATATTTAAATTTTTTTCCATCTAAACTACCGCATAGGGCTGTAGTTCTTGAATCAAGTGTGGCAACATATTCATATTTCTTTGTTACATCATTATTTGCAGAATATACAGCTTGATTTGCCATAGTTTGAACTTGATTTACTGAAGTTCTTACAATAGTTCTTACTTGATTGTTAGCTAATTTAATGCCAGTACCACCAGCTAACGCTTGTGCTCTTGCAGTCATTTCTTGATTTGCACCAAATTGCAGTTTACCTCTTAGTCTTTTTGCTATGTTTGCAATTGATTCTCCCTCTGTCATACCTACTCTTATTTCTCTTGATATAAATTCAGCCTGTGCAGTTGCAATACCACGAAATGCTTTTTCGACCACTTCTCCACTTGGTAATGTAATTGCTGCACCTTTTGCTGCTGTTAAACTAAATGTTCTTCGAACTTGTGATTCTAAACTTGGTAATGTAAAAACATTAATTCTAGTTGGGTCTGTGTAAACAAGACTTCTGGCGAAATCACCTGACACTTGAACTGTATTAACGTTTGCTGCACCTACAGGTAAGACTTTTTGTAATTCATTTGCAACAAAGTCTGTCTGAAATACAGCAAGACTTTGTAATTGATCTGTTATGTATGCAGTTCCTTCTACAGACCAACCTTCGAGACTTTCCTTTAACTGAACCAACATTGATCTTATACGAGCAACTGTTGCTGGTGCAGTAACTTCATCAATGATCGCAAGTTTATTAGTTAAATCTAAAATTACATTATTGTAGTTAGTTACAATTTCTCTAGCAACACGATTGCTATATCTATTTAAATCAATAGATTGTCTGTAAAAACTTTCTGGGACTGACATTGATTATGCTGCATCTTGTTCTTCTGGTTCTGATTCTTTACTTACTTCTTTTGGTTGTGCCATTTCAATAAGTCCACCATTTTGTGTAGATTCAATCTCTTCTTCTACGTCAAATTCATCACCCAAAACTTCACCTTCATGTAATTGCTTTAATAAAGTTTCTTGTGTAATTGAACCTGCAGTATAAAGTTGCAGTAATGCTTGTATTTCTTGAGGATCAAGTCTTTGTGATAAGAAGTCTCTATTTACAAAACAACTACCTGCTTCAGCATTAAGATATTGACCGTGAAAAACCAAACAGTTGTCTATCATATCTTGCATCTGTTGGGCTACAACCATCATTGTTGAGTCGCCCTGTGATCTGTCAATTCTTTTAGCTTCTGCAGTTTCAGCCGATAATTTTTGACCTAATACCGCAGCAAGACCTAACTCGTTTATTTGATTAGATAAATTATCAAGTCTTTTAAACTGTGCATCATAACTACGACCTGCAGGTTCGATATATTCGGCACGACCATCAGCGGGAAAAGCAATAGCTTCTCCGGGACCAGCAGTTACCTCTTCTGAACTTTGTGGAAAGCCATAAAATGCCAACATTGGTACAGCAGAAATGTGTAACTGATTATCTAAATCTGATTGTATTTGATATGCTTTCAAATTCAATTCAGCAATATCAGACATTGGTGGTCTGGATTCTAGTAAATTAAGTCTGTTTGAATATGCAACAGAAAAAGGTATTTCTGATAGTGATGTAGTCCCCTCGTCAATTTTTACAAATTTATTATTTTTACCCTTTTGGTATATTTCAAATGAACCTCTCTGTAAAAATCTTATTTGATCTACAATTTTTTCACCATATAAACCATCAGGAATTGATACTTTTTCTTGTAACCTTAATTGTGTAAATTTGACTTCACCATCAATAACCTCAGTTCTAAATCCTAATATATCTCTTGGGGTATATGTAACCCAATATGGTCTGCCACCTTGATTGGACTTTGGAGCATCAACAAGAACACCAACATGACCATATCTAACCATTTTTCTTGTAGTTTCGTAAGTCCAGACGTTTAAGTCATTACCTTGTAAATCTACATCAAATAAATGTTCTCGTATTTGATCTGAAGTTTCATTTAATCTGACAGGTTTTCTTGTAAGCATACCTGCAAGCATTCTTTCAAGACGTAAATAAAAAGGTGGACAAACAGAACGTGCAAGTCTGTTATCGTAGCTTTCATCTAATTCTCTTGGTTCTTGTGGTAAATATCGTCTATGTCTTTTTCTCATTTGATATGTACCACCTAACAAATCTTCTATCAGCATCCAATGTGGTTCTTGTTGAAACCAAATAGCATTTGGGTCATTTATTTCTTTTCCTTGACTGTTTGTTTCTCTGTCGTAATAGTTATAACCTGAGTACACTTTTAAAACTCCTTAATTAATTACAGTTTAGTAGCTTTCTTT